GACACCAGTAGGTTGTGGAGCATTAGTCAATGTAATCCTTGAATTAGAATCTATTGTATAAGTACCCAAAGCACCATTACCATAAACTGCTTCTACCACATTTGTAGCTTCATAGATAGCATTAACTGTATGTGTAAATCCTTTTACAATAGTTATAACAGCATTATCAGAAGGTGATGCTGCTAAATTTTGATCTAATTGTAAACTATATTCATTAGTAGCTGTATTAGTTACAGCTTGTATTGTATATACAGTTGCATTACCAGCTATTGAAAATGTTTCTAATATTTTTGGAGCAGTAGTAATTCCATCAATTAATAATGTTGCTCCTGTTTGACTTGCTCCTTTAACAACAGGACTTCCTTTTTGATAAACAGTTGTTAATGTTGAGCAATCTACAGTTATTGAATCATCATTACTAAACTTTTCTAACAAATATTTAGTTCCTGAAGGTAGTATTCTTTTAGTAATTACAAATAAAAACTCATTAATAGATGTAATGCTATGAAACTTATCATTTGTTTTAGTATTCCATATAGTCCAACCAGCTATTTTTTCATCTCTAATACTATGAAACACAGCTATTTGTCCATCTAATGTAGATCCACTATTTAAGAAATAAGCAAATTGCTCTGGTCTTTCTTCATTACCTGTCATCATAGTTAATTGTTTAGGATTGTTAATAACTTGACTAGACAGAACTGATATACTGTTTGACTTATAAGCTTGTTCTAAATCTGAATATACATACTCTCTAATTGATTTACCATTTTTAGAAGTAAAAATAGTAGCACCATCAAAAGGAACTGGGTTAGCTCTATTACAACCATAAGGTGTTTGTCTAAGGAAAGCTATTGTTGCTGGAGTAATTGCTTGATCTGCTGTTTGTGGTACAAAGAACTCACCAGCATCAGTAAAGATTTGTAAGTTTCTACCAGATAATAAATGTCTAATTTCATTAACACTATCAGAAGTTATTGATACATTAATTGCTTCATTAGCTAATCCTGTACCATTATCAAAATTAAAATATCCACCTATCTGTGAAGCTACTACTACAGAAGGTGCATCTCTACCACCAGCAAAAAATAATCTATTATCGTGAAATGAAACTGCTTGAGGATATCCTCTAGGTGTAGAGAATAATTCTTCTTGCCAATCGTTATGAGGTCCAGCACCACCAGCTACTGTTTCTATAATAGTTCCACTAATTACTGTAGCACTTGTATATCCTGTAATTTTTATTTGTGATCCGTCAACTCTTATATAATGACCTACATAATCATTAGTCCAAACATTAGCAGAAGCTGTAATAGTTCTGCCAGTTCCTGTAGAAGCACTAGATAAAGTAACAGTTACAGTTGGTGATTCATATTTATAAAAAGGTGCGTGTGTTTTATAAGCACCAGAAACAACTACATCTTCATCTAATTCAAAAGCATATAAACTAACAGCAAAACTAGAAGCACTATTTCTTTTAATTTGTATGATAGGATTATTTCTATTAGTAAGAAAAACAGTATCTCCAAATTGAGCATAGTTTAATTCAAATAACTGTGCTGTAGTCCAATTACAATTAGTTGTTATATTACTTTCTATTACTACTCCGTCAGAATCATAAACATCTAATCTATTATTAGATAAAACAAAAAGAGCTGTCTCATCTTCAGAAAATATAAAAGGGATTACTCTTGATTCAGCTGGTAATTCAGCTGTAAACTGTGTAGATGGTCTACGCATAACACCACCTTCATCTAATAGATACCAATTCTTACATTGTCTAGCACCTTCAAAATATGCTTTGGCATCTGTTCTAGCGTTTAATAATGGATTAAGCTCTCCAGCAGAGAAGTTAGTAAATACTTGTCTTACTTTTCTTGGCATTAGTAATTAACAAGTCCACTTCGACTGCTCCTTCTTTCAGCTATAAATCTTGTTGTATTAAGTTTTTTAGTAGTTGTTTCTTGAGAAGCAATATTTCTAGCTTTAATTAATTGTCTTTCAGCTTTGACTTCATAAGATTGTAAGATATCTGCATCTCTACCTATAGCTGCACCAAATACACTAGCTAGTCTATAGACTAAAGCTAATCTAAAATATGTAGGAAATAAGGATTCATCTTGTCTAAAAACATAATCCATATAGATATTACTTTCAGATCCATAACCATTAAGATATATCTTATCTTCATATCTTGAATAAGGAATAGGGTGATCGTTATTAGTAACTGTCATAATAGTTATAACAGCTGGATCAGTAGGCATTTGATATGCATATTCATATCTACTAGTAGGAGCATCAGCTAATAAAGATAATTGTTTTTGCCCCATTGCAAATCTCCAATGAGATTCTGATAATAGAGATTCTACATTTTCTTCGTATAGTGTACTTGCTACTTGTGCTTCAGTAGAGTTATCATCAAAAGATGAAATCTTATTAGCTCCAATTAAGACTAGTCCTTGTGAAGCAATATCTACTTTAGTTACTGCCATTTATCTTAATGTTCTGTTGTTCCCCATAACAGTAGGCATCATAATAGATAAATTTTTTCCAGTAATATGAGAAATTCCATATTTACCTCCTAGTAATTGAGCAGTTTCCGTAAACTCTTTTCTTCTTTTACTTGGATCTTCTGATAATATAATGCTATCTAAAAGAGCAATTAATGATCTAACTTCATCAGTTTCTTTAGATGATAATTGTTTTTGAGAGTACACACTATTTTTATTAGCGTCTGAATATCCTGTTACAAATCTACCATCTGGTAATTTTTCTTGTTTATATTGAGCTTCTTTAGGTGCAGATGATTTTATCAGAGAAGCAGTTAAAGATACTCCTCCTGAAATAGCAGCCGCAGCTCCATATCCCATAAGTCCACCAGCAGCGAAAGAACCTACATCAGCACCAGTCATAGCTCCGTCAACAGTATCATCAAGTTGAGCAAATGTTCTAGCTTCTTTTCCCATATTTCTATCTGCAGTTCCACCTAATTTTGTTGGTTTCCCTTTTCTTTTAGCAATAAAATCTTTAGTTGCTCTTAAAGCTTTTCCTTTTGCTTTTCCTAAACCAGCACCTATACCAGCACCTACAACAGCACCAACAGCACCTCCACCCTGTATTACTTGTTCACCAGCTTTAAGAACTTTCTTTACACTTTTTGGTGTTTTACTTGCAATCTTACTTCCAACTTTATCTGCAACTACTTGTGCTTTTCTTGTAGTTTTTTTTGCAATTTTTGTTGCTTTTTTAGCAGCATTAGATTTAACTGCAGATTTAGCTGCAGATACAGTTGCTTTACTAGCTTTACTTGCACCAGCTTTAGCAACTTCTTTCAATTTGTTTGATTGAGTTGTTGTTACATTAATAGCTTTTTGTAAGCTTTTATTTTGTAATAATTTTTTTGCTAGTTTTAGACCAGCTCCTATAATTGCCATTTTTTTTTATCCTTTATGTTTAGTAGGGGGATTTCTCCCCCCACATATTAAATGTTAATTAAGCTAATATTACAGTTGTAACAGTAGAAGAACTTGAAGCAGATACAATTAAGATATCTACTACAGCGTTTGATCCACCACTATTTACAATTATAACATCTCCAGCAGTTAAATCAGCGTTAGATAACAAAAAGTAATCAGCATCATCTATTGCACTAATTGCGTCTCCATCTGTGTAATACCATAAAGAATTAGTATCACCCATTTGAGTTGCTTTTTTAACAGGATTGTCTATTGCATATGCCATATATAACTCCTATTCTGCACATTTCTGGATCTTAATACCATTGGTGTCAATTAAGATTGAACCCATTGATAAATAAGAAGTTAATAAGTTAGCTACTTTTTCAGGAATGTAATTTACTTCTGTTCTTACTTCTGAACCTACACCTAATCCCATAGATGACTTGTGCCATGCTACTGTGTGTCTGTCAGTTGAACCTGAAGTCTCAAGACCTGAATGAACAAATGTTAAGAAACCTAAAAATCTCTTAGCAGTATAGTTCATACCAGCGAAAGGTAATTGGCTTGGACCTATATAATCTAGGTTAGACCAGTTATCTTCTGCAAGAAGATCACCCCATTGTTCTGGACCAATAGCCCAGTATCTTTGGTCATCATCAGGAACATCATCTGTTCCAAATTTTGCTTGCATATCTTTGAATTTAGCTACATTCATATCTGTTGCTAGTGAAGTTGTACCATTAGCTCCAGCATTGTTAGCAACCTTAGTTGCTGATTCCATTGCTGTTGTAATAATACTGTCTGTTTTACGACCTAGAGCGTAAGCTGCGTTATTCGCAATTACTGCTCTTTCGTCAATGTTTGTCTTAAGCTCATCTAATTTATCTACATAGTCTGATGCATAGTAATCTGCTAAAGTAGCTGTTACATTTGTGTGAGAAATGTTCATTGCTACAACCTCTGCGTGTCTCGCTTTAGTTGTTGCTTCACCAGTTCCAACTTTTTGGAACTTAACAGATTCACCTGATACACCATTAACTACACGGATTAAATTTTTGAGTTTGCTTCCTTGTCTTTGGTAAGCCATATGCACTTCAGCTTCAAACTGTGTGATAAAGGCTTGGTCGATAGATGCACTCATTTTATCTCCTTTGAGTTTATGTTATTAATAGTAAAAAAGATTATCTCTTTTGGAAGCAATCGTTATCCAATACAGGGCGATCCTAATGCCATTCGAGGTCTTATTGATTTATTTAATAACTATTTAGAGAAATAATTCAACGCACAAATTTAAGTGATTGTATGTTTTCTGTAGGAATTACAGTTGTATCGCCTATATCCGTATCATTATAGGACATAAAGACGATACAAGAATCTTTATTTTTGCACAGTAAGTAACCTTCAGTTACATTAATTGCTGGTACAAACTTTATAGCTTCATCAGGATCTAGCCATATAGCATGGCTAATAGCATCTCTCCAATGAACTATTACTTTCTTTAACTTTCTTTTATTGACTACTGTATTTTTGGTATAAGTCTGTAACTTTTTTGATATAGGCTTGATCTTTTGCTCCATCTTTCCAATACCTTTCATCATTCATCATTGATCTTAGATCTAATTTAGAAGGAGATACATCTATCTTTGTTTCTGTACTAGGAATAGGTGCATCTTTATTAAGTGCCATAATTTCTTCTATAGCTTTTACACCATCAGCTGTAGTAGCTACATTAGATAAAGCATCATAACTTGATTCACTTAGATTTTTTTTAGCCCATAAATCAGCAGCTTCAATTCTTGTATTAGCATTTTCACCTAACAAATTCATTTGAGATTCTCTATCAGGTAATGCAGCTACTTCATTATTAACAAAAGCTTCAATACCTTTATTGAAATCTTCATTAGACAATCCTTTTGATCTAGCTGTTTGTTCCCACCATTGTAGTAAAGGTTGTTCAGGATCAACATCTATATTAACACCTTCAGGTAATTCAGGTAATTGGATTTCATAAGATTCAGGAGCAGTACCTTTAATTTCATTTAAAACTTCTTCTCTAATATTTCCAGCTAGTTCTTCTGTTCTTTGACCTAATCTTTTTTCTAGTGCTTTATAAGATGCACCCATTTCTTCTACATTAACTTCATTCAAATCTTTATTCCAAAATTTTTCTGGAATATACTCTGGCATATTATTTTCTTCTTCTGTAGTTTCTGTAGTTTCGTTTAATTGATCTTCACTCATTTGTTAGTACCCTTCTTTATTTTATTTTTTATAATGTGTAATAAATATCTCTGTCCTTCTAAATGCCATAGGGTTGAATCTGTAGCTTGTGGAGAACATACACTATTTATAGTTATAGATTCTAAATACTCAATAACTTTCTTTCCGTCTATTTGATTAAATACTGAAGCAAATACTTGATCTACTTCATTAACTTCACCCTTGAGGGATTTCTTGTTCTGGAGGTCTTGCCAACTCATCTTGTGGCATATTAGCTTGTTGTTGTGCAGATTGCAACTGTGAAACCATTTCTTGTTGTTCTTCAGGACTTCTTACTAGTTTTTCTGGTAGATTCATTTTATCTACTAGATATCTAGCTACTTCATCTTGCTTAACAACCATATTCAATACTTCTGGTCCAAATGTACCACCAAGTATTTCAGAGAATCTCATGACATCAGCTATATCTTGTTGGTGTTGTGCTTGAGATAATGGTGAAGTAGAAACAACTTTAACTTCTCTATCATTAACTTTAGGTATATTAATCCTACCTTGTTTAGTTAAAATTCTAATAACCCTTCTTAATAAGGGAGTAACAAATTCAGATTGTAATCTACCAAACGAAGAACCAATTTGTCTTGATAGGTCTGACATTCTTTCTGCTACTTCAGTAGCTGACATAGGAGTACCTTCAGGTCTACCTAATGATTCCATAAATAAAGCTTTCTTAATATTAGCTCTCATATCAGTTAAAATTAATTGAGCTACATCAAATCTTCCAGCAGCTGGAAGTGCTTGTAGTCCTCTGCTATTTGGTGCTACAGGAATTAAAGCTCCCGGAACTAAAGAAATATTTTCAGGATTAATAACACCATCATCTTCAAATGTATAGATACCACTAATAGCCATTTGAGCATTTTGTAAAATAAGTTCTACTGTTAGGTTTGTAGTTTTAATTGCAGCCATTGCATTGAATACTGGTCCACGACCATACACTTCACCTGATGCTTTGTTCCATCTGTAAACTATATAAGGATTTGATCCCACTCCTTCGAGTTCAGTTTCAAAAATCATTTCTTGCATATCCATACATACTACACAGTATTTATATCTTTCTTCGTTTGGTTTATCATATAGTCTAAACACACCTTCAACTATTTTAGTTTTAGTATCTCCATCTTTTGCAATTTTCTTTAACATATCATCTGACATAGTCGCTTTAGGATATGCAATAGAAATTCTATTATAGTTCATTGATCTTGTTCTAAATACTGTATCAACTTTATTACTTGGTCCATTGTTAAGCATTACTCTTGGTAGAGGAATAGCTTGGAAATTAATTGGATTTAAACTATCTCCTTCTTCTACTAACAACACAGCAGTACCAATAGCTAAGTCCATAAATGATTCGTGTACTTCTTGATTAAAATTAGATCCACCTAGTATTTCAAATACATATTGTGTAATAGCATCTAGCTGTTCATTAACTTCAGGAACTGCTTCAGGTGGTATTTCTGATCCAGCTTCAAAGTTTGCCCAACGACCATAGGTTGGAACTATTCCAGCTTGTAGTCTTGATGCAAATTCTTGTATTCCTACTACAGCTGTTTCATCAAATATTTTATCTGTTCTTCTTTCTGCAATCGTTTCATCATAGAACGATTCTCTTTGTGGCATTGTGTACTCATAAGCTTCTTCATATTTATCTTTCCAGTTGTCAAAGATATATTCTGAATCTTTATATTTTTTAAGAAATGAAGCTACTCTATTATCCGTTCCTCCATAAGAGTCATTGTCTGCTGTAGGTGTTGGTATATACATTATTACATCTTTCCTGAAATAAGTTTATTAGCAGAAGCATATAATGCTCTGCCTTCTAGCTTAGCTTGTGTACCACGAGTTCTAGCTTTTATTGCATCATATCTAGTTCTAGCTGTAGTTTGAGAATAACTTGATTGTTGTCCGTCACTTGCAGCAATAGTTTTTATATCTTTATTATTAGTATTTACATTTCTATTATTAGTTTGTGTAGATGTTTTTTTATTAAATGCTTCATTAACATATTTTTCATATGGTTTTTGTGCTGAATAATATGCTGCACTATAAAACATAGGAAGTCCAGATATAAGACTGGCTGCCAAACCAAAACCTTTTTTAAATTTTTGTTGTGAATCATACATTTCTTCAGATAAAGGAGTTCCCATATCTCTAGCATTTTGTGCAGCACCTCTACTTACATTCGTATAAGCACCTGAAGAATTTATTGGATCGTAAACAGTTCTTGTTCTACCCATAGCATCAATTACTTCTCTTCCTTTAGCTTGACCTTTTGACGTTAAATATTCTCCTCTTGCTTCATTGTAATCAGCACCATACATTTGATTTTTATTTGATGAGCTATATCCAACAGCATTTCTATCTTGGAATCCACCCATAGTAGTTTGTATTCCTAATTTATTTCTTGCATATGCATCTGCACCACTAGCTAATGTTTGAATAGCTTTATTTTCTCTAGCTAATTTTTGTTGAGTAGTTTCATTCCTCATTGATGGAGGAACATTAGTTTGACTACTTTTATCTCTAGTAGGATTATTACCTCCCATTATATCTCTTTACCATTTTGAAAAAATCCTTTTTGACCTGATTTACTAAACAAAGATCTTTGACCAGTCAATCCTTTTGCGTATCTTTTTTTTTGTTTAACTCTGTTAGCTTCTTGTTTTGCAACTTCATCTGCTTCTTCTTTACGCTTTCGTTCAATATCTTCTCGTAAAGATTTATCAGCTTCAGTTTCTTGATATGATGTCGATCCAAATATACTGCCCATAATTAATTCTGTTATAAATCTATTTCACTATACCCACGTTTTTTCAACGCACAATATAACTGATATGGTGAACTA